GACGGTGAAGCGGTACTGCTCACCACTCTTGTCGATGAAGCGGGCCGATCCCGGGCGGCCGATCTCCGATGAAGTTGTTGTCTTCCTGAAGACCGGCCCGGAGTATCGGACGTTCGCAGACTTCCTGATCAGTGGCGGATCATCGGGCTGGAAACTCTCCAAGCATCTTGAGGGCCGGTTGCCCACGGTGCAGCCGTTGGTGAATCCCTTGACGCTCGGCCTCCTACCCGAGGCGAGTTTCGCGCCGACTGTGCCGGGGTGCCAGCCGCCGACACCCACCCCGCCGCCAGTCCCGCCACCGAGCACGCCGCCCTATCCAGGCGATCCGGTGTTCGATGCAGTGGGGGTGGCGCTGTTTGCGGATTACGCGGAAGCGGGCCAGTCACCGAATCCAGAAATGGGGCGGTGGTTTGGGCGCACCATTTACGATTGGCTGGCGAAGGTCGTGCCGACGCTCGACGCCTCGATCGCGAAGCATCGGGCGGAATGGCGAGCGGCGTTGGGGTTACAACCATGAATCCATTAGTGTCGGCGTTGGTGGGTGCCGCGGTGCGGTGGCTGATTACCGTCGCGGCCGCGCAGGGTGTCGTGCTCAGCGATGATCTGGCGACCCAGATCGTGTTGGGAGTGGTCGCGCTCGGCACGCTCGGCTGGTCGTGGTGGCAGAAGCGCGGCCAGTCACAGGCGGTCGTGAAAGCTGCAGACACGGGCCTTGTCCCATGAGCCTCACCGACCAAGCGCACAAGGCCGCGATCGATCAGGTGAAGGCCGAGAAGCCGCAATCATTCACCGTGGGCGGGAGCTTTGACGGCAAGAAGCTGCAGGGCGGCGTGACGTTCAACCGGTCGTGGGCGAACGGCTGGGGCGCGACGGCCTACGCGCGGGCGTGGTGGGATGATCTGCCCGTCTCGACACACACGAAGAAGCCACAGGTGGCGGCGGGTGGCGAAGTCTCCAAGCGGTTCTAAGCCCGCCTGTCCCTACTGCGACACGACGCAAGCCCCGGAAGAAGTCGCGCCGGGCGTGTTCCTGTGTCCGTGCTGTGCGCGGAAGTTTCCGTACGCACGTCCAGCACCCGAACCACGATGAAGGGGTGCGGGCCACGTTCGACGATCTCCCTCGCCTCTCGGATCTCGCCTTGGTGGATGGATCCTTCGATCCGCTCCACGCCGGTCACATCGCCTACCTGAACGCAGCCCACCAGTTCTCGGGCGTCCCGCTCCTCGTCTCGATTGCCTCAGATGACGACATTCGCGCCAAGGGCCGTGAACCCTTGCTGCCGGTGGAACAGCGTGCCACGGTGCTGGAAGCCCTGGAGCATGTCGTCGGTGTCCACATCAAGGATCGTCCCACCGAAGCTGTATTGGAGCAGCTGCGACCAACGGCCTACATCAAGGGGGCGGACTGGTCGGGCCGATTGCCCTCGGAGCAGATCGACGTGTGCGCCCGCTTCGGGATTCCGATCCACTACACCGAGACGCCGATGGACTCCAGTTCCAGCCTCTTGGCGGACTGGTCGGTGCGGGATGCGGATCGGCAACTGGACGCGCTGGAGGCCTACATGGCCGCGCAAGCCGTGACCCCACCCGAACGCTACGACCGCGAGTACTTCGAGGGCCAGTGGCGCACGACGGCGCCGGCCTACACGTTGGACGCGCGCCGCAAGGCGGAAGGGCGTCACCCGAAGATCCTCAAGGAACTGTTCGGCGGGATGTCCATCTTGGATGTGGGCTGCGGCCCCGGGTTCCTGGTGCAAATGCTGCGCGAGTTGGGGATGGACGCCGGTGGCATCGATCCGTCAAAGGAAGCCGTGGAGATGTCGCGGCTCACGCGGGATCGGATCTGCTGCTGCCACGTCACCGATGCGCCGTCTAAGGTGGCGGACGTCGCTATCTGCCGTGAAGTCCTTGAGCACCTGACCGTGGCCGAAGTCGCCGTGATGGTGGCGGAGTTGTTCCGGGTCGCGCGCAAGGCGGTGTACATCACGACGCGGTTTCACCACTCGCCGCGGTCGGTGTTCGACGTGACGGACGAGAGGGACGTAGACCCGACCCACCAGACGCTGATGACGCAGCCCATGCTGCGTGCGCTGTGTGTGCTGAATGGCGGCAAGCGTCGGCGCGATTGGGAATCGGCGCTCGATCACCAGAACAAAGGGCGGGTGCTCTGCTATGAAGTTCACTAGTGTAGCGAGCTTCCACACCAACGTTTACGGCTGCGGAGTGGCGAAATTTTCGGCCGAGCTCGCCAAGAGGTTGGGTGTGCCGTTCTGCCCCATCTATGGAGACGTCGGCGCGTTCCCGTTGCTGTCACTGAAGTGGTCCGAGTTGGCTGGCGAGGATGAATCAGCCCCATTCTTCTATCTCGATTCAAAGCAGCCTTACGGGTTGTTCTTGCATGATGCTGGCGTCCCGCAAGAGGTGATTGATGGCGCGTCCGTCGTCTTCTACGCCGATCCCTCTCTCGGCTCTCCCGGTCTGTGGTGCCCGTCACTCCTGACGCCTTCGAAGCCGCGCACCGTGCGCCTGTTCTCCTTTGGCATGGCCCACAAGCTGCAAACGGCGCACTACGCGAAGGTACGCCAGTTGCTGGAAGCGGCTGGCCTGGATTACCGCCTGCGTGTCTCCGTGGGCCTGCACGAAGGCACTAGCCTGGACGACGCCACCAAGCACTTCGATGCGCTGCGCGAGATCATGGGCGCCGACAAGGTGACGATCCTCGGGTGCTTGTCTGATGACGCCGTGGCCGAAGAATTGTCGAACGCGGAGTTCGTGTTGGCGTTCTTTGAGAAGGGTCTGCGGGCGAATAACACTACGGTTCACGCCGCTCTGGAACACGGGTGTCGGGTGATCTCAAATCCCGATCTTGAGACGCCGTCGCCTTTGATCTACGACGTGATCGACCTGGAATTCACCGAACGCTGGCCCTCGGTGTCTCTTGGGTATTCGTGGGAAAGATTGATTTCGAAAATGGAGACACTATGCGAAGCCTCCGCATCGGCCAGCGTCTAATCTCGGACGACTCACCGTGTTTCGTGATCGCGGAGATCGGCTCCAATCACGGCGGGGACGTGCCTACCGCCTGCGACATGGTGCGAATCGCGGCAGCGACCGGCGCCGACGCGGTGAAATTCCAATGCCGCGACAACCGTACGCTCTACAGCGATGCGCTGCTGAACCAGGCGTACGAGAACGAGAATAGTTACGGCAAGACCTACGGCGAGCACCGGGCCGCGCTCGAACTCACCGACGCCGGGTTGATGACGTGCGGCATGGTGGCGGAACAGTCGCGGGTCGCGTGCTTTGCCACGGCCTTTGATGAAGTAAGCGCGGATCGCATCGTCAAACTCGGGATGCCCGCGATCAAGATTGCCAGCGGGGGGCTGACGGACTTGCCGCTCTTGGCTTACGTCGCGGGGTTGGATGTGCCGATTATTCTGTCAACGGGTGGCGGCACGCTCCGAGACATCGCCCGCGCCGTGAATACGTTGGGGCGCCGGTCAGATCGCGTGGCCATCCTGCACTGCACGGCGGCGTACCCCGTTCGGGACTTTGCGGAGTTGAACCTGAAGTGCATCGCCACGCTCAGGGACGAGTACCCCGAGTTCGTGATCGGCTGGTCTGGGCATGACTCCGGGATCGCCATGGCGGTCATGGCCTACACCTTGGGGGCGCGGATCATCGAGAAGCATTTCACGCTGAACCGGGCCAGTAAGGGGACGGATCACGCCTTCAGCCTGGAACCGTCTGGCCTGACGAAACTCTGCCGCGACTTGAAGCGGGCACATGACGCACTAGGGGACGGCGTGAAGCGGTATTACCCCTCGGAAGTCGGCCCGATTGCCAAGATGCGCCGCCGCGAATTGCCCGATGGTTCCCTCCAGATCACAGGTGAGAAAGATGCCCCGAGTTCCGATCGACTTAGCCAAGCTGAAGTGGCCTGAACGGTTTCGCGCCAAGTTCTGGTCTAGAGTCCAGAAATCAACGGCTTGCTGGACTTGGGGCGGCACCAGATTCAGCACTGGCTACGGTCGCATTACCTACTCTAAGAATGTATCGCTATTGGCGCACCGCGTGTCCTACTGGCTATCCGTGGGGCCGATTCCTGATGGTCTTGAGTTGGACCATCTGTGCCGCAACAAGCAGTGCGTGAATCCGGCTCACCTAGAGCCTGTGCCGCACCGCGTCAACACACTCAGGGCTGGCGTTGCGGAACGGCGGCGAGCGGCGACTCACTGCGCGCGCGGGCATAGATTCGACGCCGAGAATACGAGAATCGACCGCGTTGGAAGGCGATCGTGTCGTGAGTGCGCAACCGCTTCACAACGCAGGCGATACCACGCCGAAAGGATTGTGGCATGAGGCCAAGTATTACCCTTTTTCCGCCGCGTGAACTGCATCCCCGCGCGTGGGGCCGAGAAATCGTCATTGCCCAGACCGAGCACTACCTGGTCAAGCTCTTGATCATGAAGGCCGGCGCCGCGGGTGGGTTGCAGTATCACGCCAAGAAGGTCGAATCGTTCTTCCTGCAGGAAGGGCAAGCCTACGTCGATTACGACGCCGGGGACGGCCAGCTGTCCCGCTTGCCGATGTCACCCGGGATGACGGTCCACGTGCCGGCCGGCGCGCCGCACCGTGTGACAGCGATCACCGATTGCACGTTCATCGAGGGCAGCACGCCGGTCTTTGATGATCGCGTGCGGGTCGAAGCCGAATACAACGAACCGGAGACAGGTGGCCTTCCAACCACTACGGCCTGATCTGGATCTCACGGTCCTGATCCCTGCGCGCGCCGGCTCCAAGAGACTGCCAGGCAAAAACACGCGCAGCCTCGGCGAGAAACCGCTGATCCAATGGTCGATCGAAGCGGCCAAGGCGTCGAATGTGGCCGAGGTGATCGTGTCCACGGATGATGACAACGCCGCCGGTCTAGCCTCGGCGCTCAAGTGCCTCCTGCATCCCCGCAAGGCCGCGCACGCCACGGACACCGCTCCCGACATCCTGTGGGTGTTGGACGTCCTGCCGATGGTCCAGACGCCCTACGTGGCCATCTGCCGCCCCACCTCACCCTTCCGCACGGCCAGCACGATCCGCCGAGGGTATGCCGCCCTGGTGGCCTCTGGCGCTGATTCCATCCGGGCCGTCACGCGCGTGACGCACCCGCACCCGGCGAAGATGTGGCGGATGGGTAAGTCGGGGCTGATGGAGCCGGTCTTGGCCGGCACGCACCCGGACGGGACGCCATGGCACTCCAGCCCGACGCAATCGTTGCCAGAGGTCTACGCCCAGAATGCTTCGCTCGAGATCGCCCGAACCGATATGATCCGGGCAACGGGCACGATCAGCGGGTATCGGATCTGGCCGATGCTGACCGATCCGATCGAGAGCCTTGATCTGAATACGCCTTCCGATTGGGCCGAAGCGGAGCGCGTGATTGAGGCGGGATTAGTTTCAGGCGGTTCCGGGGTAGCCCCCGGGGAGTGCTGGCCGACTGGAACGCCTGTCTAGGTTGGAAGTCAGGCCGAAACTGGCCTGTTTAGATGGTGGACGGCACGAGGATCGAACTCGTGACCTCAGCGTTGCGAACGCGGAGACACTACCTCGCAAGTGCTTACCCCTTCAGGAGTTGTCGTCGTAATCGTTCACGCCGGGATTGCCCCGTGACGCCAGACACCAGCGTCACGGCCTCTTGCCGGTGGTCATCCTCGGCCATCACGTAGCCTTGTACGCTGCGTAAATCCTTCCAGCCGCCAATCGATCGCACCGTCTCGATCGAGGCCCCGCGCGCCAGCATGCGACTGGCGCCGGTGCGCCTGGTGGCCGCGTGGAACGTGATGGCGGAGAGGTTGCGGCCGTAGGGCACGCCGGCCAGCCGGCAGGCGCGTTTGAGCATGAGCCGGATGGAGCCGCCCCAGTCCCGGGGGTTCTTGGCGACACGCCGGGGCCAGAACACGTAGTCCGACCCCTTGGGATCCTTGGTGCAGGCGTCGAGCGCCTGACGGAGCCGGGGCGAGATCGGGACGTTCAGCCGTTCGCCGTTCTTGGGGTCCACGATGTCGGCGGTCGTGCCGTGGTCGTGTGCCCATTGGAAGTCCAGTAAGTCACCGCGGCGGGCGAGGGTGTCCAGCCCCATGATCAGCAACGCGCGATCGTGCGGGGACGTGATGACGCGGAGGATGGCCGCTTCCTGTTCGGGTTGCATCCGGGCCTTGGCGCGCTTCGGGCTATGCAGGCGCTTCTTGCCCACGATCAGGCCGGCGGGCGCTTCCCCATGCTCGGCGGCGATCCGCATCAAGGTCTTGAGCAGATCGACTTCGCGGTTGACCGTGCTGGCGCCGACGTGCGCGAGTCGGGCCGTTTCGTATTCGTCGACACGGGCGCGGGTGATGAGGCGGATCGGGAGGTCTTTGAAGAAGCCTTCCAGGTGGACCAGCAGGTAGGCTTCGCGGTCCTTCCCGCGCACCTTGGGCAGCCGGTGAAGACGGTACCAGCCCGCAAAGGCGCGGAACGTGGTCGTGAAACCTTCGGGGATGTCCAGATCCCGTTTAGCCAGCGCCGTCATGGCGCGGTGGTACGCGGTCTGGGCCAGGCGCTTGTTCTCTTTGGTCTGCTGGGGTGACGAGGCGGTGTGCAGGATCTTCGTCTTGCGGCGGATCGCTTTCTGACCCTCGCGCTCGAGGAGCAGGTAATAGAACGGGCTGTCGCGTCGGACGAAGACGCCCATCTACCGTCGAACGCCGGACAGTCTGGACGTGACCGCGGCGAACCCCGGGAAGCCCCGCACCTCGGCGCTGTACGTGAGGGTGCCGGTCAACTGGTCGGACGCGATCCCCGTGTCCCATGCGCTGATGTCCAGCGACAACCCCTCCGTCGATGTCGCGCGGCCGCGCAGGACTAATCGGTCGTTCGTGATGGTCCCGGTGACGGGGCCGGTGACCTCGCCAAAGGCGATCGTCCCGGTGACCGTCGTGCCGGACTGGTTGAGAGCAATCGCCAACTGCAGCACCGTCCCGACGGGATAGATGCCCCCGGGTCGAGATCCAGACGGCGCGCTGCACAGCACGTCTTCGATGGTGCCTTGGCCGCTGCAGCGTTCGATCACGTAATTACCGCGCCATGTGCCGGCGAAGTTGGTGATCGTGGGTGTCACGGGCGGCGGCGGTGGCGTCGTCGGCGGGGGTGTGACCGCCACTGGCGGTGGCGTGGCCGTCGGCGCGGTCGGCGACGAAGACGCGCCGCCACCACACGCCACCAAAACCGACGTTGCGAGTACGAAGATCGTTAGTGGCGCGCGCATGACTGGGCTCCGATTCTCGATCTGTGCAGTGACCTCGGCTGTCACGGTGATTCGGTACGCTTCGGCCTTGCTCTTACCGCTCAACAAGGATAGAACGGTGTCTCCCGTTGTGTGTCACGCATGTGACGCCCCACGCGCATTCGCTCGGACGTTCCCTATGGTCGAAAGGCGGCTCAGATGAAGCCCGTTCGGCGGCGTCGTGTATTGCTCGATCCGGTCGATTATCGCGTGTTCTGCGTCTATCGCGGCCTTCACCCCCGTGGCCGCTCTATTTGCCGGCGGTTCGTGATCGAGTACGACCGCGCGCGGCGGTGGGTGTCCACTCCCGCAGCACTTCGAGGACGATCTTCCGGCCAGATGGCCGTAGGGCTCGCCAGCGTTCTATCACTTCTGCTTCTGTAGCATCGGCCGACGTGTCGAGGAGTTCAAAGATGGTATGCCCAAAGGCTTGCGCCAGCCGGTCGAGGGTTTCCAGGTCGGTATCGAACTCGCCATCCAGATAGCGGCTCATCCACGCCTGGTTACGGCCAATCCGTTCAGCCAGGGCGGTTTGCGTCATCTGAGACGCGGCTAACCAGCGCGTGACCCGCCCTCGGGCGGCGTCGTCCTTCTGTCCCATTTGTGCGGTCATCTTACGCACCTTGAATAATGTGTTGACAGCCAAATTCCGTAAGCGTATATTCCCTTACAGCATGAGCAAGCGACCGAAGTCACTGGCGGACTACATCGACCAGAGCGGCGAAACACAGGAGGCGTTGGCCGCGCGCGCGGGCGTCTCTCAACCCACCATCTCGCGGGCGAAGTCGGGCGGCGCCGTCAGCCTGCGGACGGCCAAGAAGTTGGCGGCACTCACGGGGGTTCCCGTCGAGTCGTTCGGCCAGCAGGACGCGGCGGCTTAATCATGGCGGCGATCCCCTTCGCCTCCCATCTCTCGTACGAGGTGCTCCAGCGCCGCCTTGGCCGCGGTGAGCTCGCGGTCCCGCCGCTGAACGAGCGCAATCGCCGCGCGAATCCGCGATTGGCTCACGCGGTCACGCCCGATCTCGTCCCGAAGCAGTTGAAGACCGTCATCGCGCGTGACGTGTTCGGTGGGGAGGTGCGTCATGAAGGCTAGCTTCGCGCAACCCCAACTCCCGACGCCTCTCCTCGTTACAGAGACGAGCGCACGGATGGCGAAAGCCCACCTCCGGAAATCAGAGATTGACCCGCTGCATGCGCGCTTGGGCGGCTGCATGCGCGCGGTCCAGCACGTCTTCGGGATGACGCTGCAGGAGTTTGCCGCCGCGCTCGGGAAGAACGAAAGCCAGATTCGGCGCCAGATGGATGGCCACGAGCGTCCCCAGATCGAAGCCGTGTTCGCGGTCGAGCGGTTCCAGGGGCCGCTGGTGATCGCGCTGGCGAGACTCGCGGTCGGCGTGGACGTGGACACCGTGATCCATGTGCGGAGGTCGGCGTAATGGCGAAGTCCGCGCGCGGCTATCTCACCATGGCGAAGCTGGCCGACTACCTCGGGGGCTTCAAGGCGGAGCACCCCGAGAAGTCCGCACGCAAGTGGGTGGAGCGCACGGGCATTCAGAAGTACTGGCGCGGCAAAGCCTGGGTGGTGCATCCCGACGACGTGGACGCGATCCTGGCCGGCGCGGTGGTGGAGAAGTCCGCCTAGAAACGAAACGAGCCCCCGTTGCAGCGGAGGCCCCGAAAGGAAATGAACTGAGATGACTATCGCACAACAGCTCCGTAATTGGCAACCCGGCTTGCAGCCCTTGCCGGAACCCTTCGAGCAACAGGCCCTGCGGATGTTCTCCGTCGATCGTCCCATGGCGGAATGGTCCAACCCGATCTGGCGCGACACGCGCAACGCTTATCGGGCGGCCGTGCGGACGTCGGCCCTCGAAACCATCGAGTCGATGACCTGGACGCTGGACACGGCGGGCCCGCTCTTGGCCGAGCAGTCGATTGTCCTGTTGTTCGGGGAGCGCGAGATCGGCCCCGCGATTCGGACGGAAGTCCTGAAGTACGCGGAAAGCTACCTCGAAGACCTCTGGCCCGTCTTCGGCATGCCGGTCATGTCGCCCGGTGGCATCGCTCGGAACGCGGCGGACCTGCGGATGGCCGGAAGGAAGGTGAGCTAGTGGAGGGCGTCAAGGAACTCCAACTCGTGCCGCCGGCTGAATCACAGCTGCAGATGATCGAGCGGATGGCGTCGAACCCGGCGACCAACCCGGACACACTGGAGCGCCTGGTGGCCCTCTACGAGCGGGCGACGGCGCGTCATGAAGAGATTGCCTTCAACGCCGCGATGTCGGCCGCGCAGAAGGAAATGCGCCCGATTGCCGCCGACGCATCGAACCCGCAGACTCGGAGCAAGTACGCCAGCTACGAGAAGCTGGATCGCGGCTTGCGGCCCATCTACACCGATCACGGCTTCGGCGTGTCGTTCGACACGACCGATAGCCCGCTCGCCGACCATACCCGCGTCCTGGCCTACGTGACGCACGCCCTCGGCCATGCGCGGACCTACCGCGTCGATATGCCCTCGGACGGCAAGGGCGCTAAGGGCGGCGATGTGATGACGAAGACGCACGCGGTCGGCGCGGCGATGTCCTACGGCATGCGCTACCTCTTGAAGATGATCTTCAACGTCGCGGTCGGTGAAGACGACGTGGACGGCAACGAGGTCGGCAAGAAGGCCGCCGCGAAAGAGCCGACCGGCTACGGCGACTGGCTGGCCCACATGGTCAATCTCGTGGACGGCGGCTGCAACCGGCTGGCGCTCAATGCGGCATGGGAAGCCTCTGAAGAGGTGTTCACCCGGTATCTGGTGTCGGTCGATCGCGCCATGGTGGAGACGTGGAAGTCGAAGGCCAACGCGGTCACGCGGAGCGTTAAGTAATGCGCGCCTTTACCGTTCACGACATGCCGCAACACCTGGAAGACGGCACGACGGCCAACCCGGATTGGCTGGCGGTGCGGATCGGGCGGATCACCGGTTCCACCGCCGATGCCATGTTGGCGCAAGGCCGTTCGAAGGGCTCCGAGTCTGTGCAGCGCCGGGATCTCCGGTTGAAGCTGGCCCTCGAACGGTTGACGGGCAAGAGCCTGGAGAAGAAGGGCCGGCAGTCAGACGCCATGTTCCGCGGCCTGCAGCTCGAGCCCGAAGCGCGGGGCGTCTACGAGTCCGTCAAGGGCGTGTTGCTCGATCAGTGCGGGTTCCTCGCCCACAACGACCTGATGGCCGGATGCTCGATTGATGGTTACCTCGGAGCATTTGAGGGATTGGTTTCCATCAAGTGCCCGGAATGGGCCGCGCACGTCGCCACGTTGCGCCGAGGGGAAATCGATCTCGGCTACATGCGGCAGATTGTCCACGAGCAGTGGGTTTGCGGGGCGCTCTGGACCGACTTCGTGAGCTACAACCCGGACTTCGACGGCAAGCTGCAGATGGCGATCATCCGCGTCGAGCGCAACCCGGACGCGATCGTGCAGCATGGAGTCGAGGTTCGGCGCTTCCTTGATGAAGTGCAGACCGAATACGACGCGCTCGTGACGTTGCGCGATGGCGTCAAGGCGGTGGCCTGATGGACCCCATCACCGCCCGCGGCATCATCCACTACGACGACAGCAAGGGACGCGCCGGCAAGATGCTCGGCGTGATCACCTTCATGGACGGCAAGTCGCTCAAGGTGTGGGACGAAGAACTTCACGCCAAGTGCCAGGCGTTCGCCAAGTTCCGCGTTGGCGAAGTCCGCTACACCTTCAAGCACTCCCCGAAGTGGGGCGATTCACTGGCGTCGATCTCGCGGGATCAGGCCGACTGGCAACTGGTGGACGCGGCGAGGGCCGCAGACGAAGCGAGCGGCCCGATCAAGCGGGTCACCGGCTACACGCACGACATGATCGGCAAGCGCGTGCAGACCAACGTCGATGCCGACAAGGCGGCTGAAGCGGCTGACCTACTCAGCCGGGAAGGGCGGTATTAGATGGGCGCCCTCCCGAATCGCATTTCCAGTCACTACGTCACGTCGGCGCAGGGGTATCAGCTCTACGTGCTTGACTGCCCGACCTGCGGTGTCGTGTCCGCGACGACCCGCGAGTATGAAGAGACGCGCCGAAAGGACGGCAAGGCGTTCTATTGCCCGAACGGTCACAGCGGAAGTTTCCCGGTCGGCAAGACCGAAGAGCAGCGACTGCGCGAGCAGCTTAACGAGGCCAACCGCGCAACTGAGCGTGAGCGCAAGAGCCGAGAATGGGCCGAGCAGCGCGCCAAGGGCGCGAACATCTCGGCCGGCATGGCACGCGCATCAGAGCGCCGCCTGCGCGCCCGCGTCGGCGCTGGGGTCTGCCCGTGCTGCAACCGGACGTTTCAGCAGCTTGCCCGACACATGAAGTCGAAGCACCCGGAGGGCAAGTGATCGCCCGCCGCTCGACCAAGATCAAGCGCGTCGGCATCGATTGGGATCTGATCGCCCGTCACGGCGGCATCGCCAAGGGCACGCCCATCGTCATGGAAAAGGGCTGGAAGAAGCGCGAGTTCGAGGCGGCGCTGGCTGCCGCCTACGAGGTCGTGAACAAGCGCGATGGCAACCGCTCACGGGTCACCGGGGTGGAGCTCTTCGCGGAGCACGCCAGCGACAAGAGCCGGCGGGAGCATAACCACCTGGGCGAACGCTCGACGCACCCGGAGAAGATCACCGACCCGTCGAACATCTTCCTGTGCTCGACGTTGGAGCACAAATACCTGACCAGCCACGCCATTGAGATCGAGGGCGAGGACGCGAACCAACGGCTGATCTTCCGGTGGAATCTCGCCATGTTGAACGGCAACCCGCCGCCCTTCCGGTTGCTGTCGAAGCGGCGATCACAGAACAGGGCGGCAGCATGAACGAGCCGCTGATTCTCCCTCGCAACTGTGCCAACTGCGCCCACTACGACGGTGATCACTACTGCGCGTTACCGCGGAATGAGCGGTTGCTGGCCGGGTGGATCATCGAACCCGAGCAAGTCGTGTGCGCGAAGCAGGAAAACAAGGAACCTGAGACGGTGGAAGGGGCGGCGGTCTAGATGAGCACGCGCGGCATCTTCCCCGGCATGTGCCACGACAACGGGTCGCTGACTCTGGACTTCCCGTCGAAGGCGCATGAGTTCAACCGGCATCACTTCGCCGGCCACGAAGTGACCATCGAGGTCTACAAGCGCCGGAGCAAGCGGAGCCTTAAGCAGAACGCCTTCCTACATGCGGCTATCGAACCGTGGGCCACACACATTGGCGAGACGGTGACGGGCCTAAAGATCATGCTCCTCGGCGAAGTGTTTGGCTGGACCACGATCCACGGCCACGCGGTTCCGACGAAGGACCACACGTCGGAGTTGAACACCGAAGAGTTCAGCGACGTGATGGCCTATGCGATGCAGGCGGCGGCTGAGGATGGCGTGCTGATCCTTGACCCCTCGCAGTACATCGCCGAGAAGCGCAAGCGCGAGAAGAAAGCGGCGAAGGCCGCCTAGAAACTGAACCCCGCTCGGCGCCGGCAACGGGCGCGTGCGAATGACGTGGGCTGAGCACACACGGTTGATCGCTGTTGGTGCTCAGGCTAGGGAGCGCGAAGCAGGGTGTACCTGCTCGCTGGGTGGGGTTCAGCACGTCGAGATCGTCAACCGAGGCACAGACCGTTCCATATGGCAAGAGGCAGGATGTTATCGAAATCGCTCGGCGCCTCGCGGAAGTTCGCGCGGTGCGGCACTGTGGCCGGCGAGTTTCCGCAGTTGCTGTTCACGCTGCTGGTGCCCCATGCCGACGACTGGGGTCGGATGACGGGTGACGCCTTCACGGTGCGCCTGGCGGTGTTCCCGAGTTCGGGTCGATCCGAGGACGAATTTGAAGCCGCACTGGTGGCGTTAGAACACGCGCAGTTGGTCGTGCGCTACCCGCACGGCGGCGGGCAAGTCCTGCAGATTGTGAAGTTTGACGAGCACCAGCGGGGGCTTCACAAGCGCACGAAATCGGACTTTCCGCCACCCTCTGCGGAATTTCCGCACAGTGCTGCGGAAGTACCCACCCAAGAGAAGAGAAGAGAACCTAAGCGAACTGAACCTAAGACCCCCAAACCCCCGCAAGCGGGGGCTGAAAAAGTCGGGGCCAAGGTTCGACGGGAAGCCGCCAAGGTTCGCAAAGGTTGGGGTATGTGCGCGCATCAGCCCGTGACGTGTGCCTCGGAATCGGTCTGCATCGAGCGGATCGCCGCGGATCTCGTCTCTCGAAAGGCTGCGTCATGAGTTGGGAAATTCAAACCGTCGCGGAGCCGTGCAAGGGCTGCGGGTTGCCGATCTACCCCGGCGAGCCGGCGCGGTTGCTCACGAAGCGCACCGGTCGATTCTGCTGGATGTGTGCCCGCACGCGGTTGATGGAGACCGCGCCGAAGGACATGCCGACGCAAGAGGCAAAACCCTCGCGTGTCTACGTGGGTGATGGTCGCTCGGTGGCACCGGGTTTCTCGGGGTTCAACCGAGCGGAGACGGCCGGCACGGTGCGAAAAGCCATTCGTGAGCAGCGCGGGATCGATCCGGTCGATGCCCGTCGCGTGGGGAGCGAGTAACCATGAAGCCCTTCCTGTCTGAAATCGCCGCACCTGTGGTGGAGCCGGTGCGCCCACCGACGAACGCGGGTCGCGTGCGCCAGTTCCTGCGCGAACGTCCGGCCACCTGGTTTACCTGCCGGGACGTCGCCGAAGGCACGTTGCTGTCGATGGCTCATGCCAACTGTGCGTTATTCGGGTTGCAGCGGAGTCATGAGGTCGCGCGCGATTCATTCGGCGGCACGACGCGCTTTCGATGGAGGCCGGCATGACGCAGTTCGGATTCGACTTCGCTACGAGCCTGCCGGTCAACGGCAAGGCCCCTAGACAGCGCCATGCGAGCTTCACCGGCGCCGTCAAGGCCGCATCTGACCGTCCGGTGCTCACGATGGCGTACCTCGCGCTGCTTCGCACCTTGGGGCCGCAGAGCGATCAGGCCGCATCGAAGGCGCTCGGGTGCGGACTGAGTTCGATCAACTCCGTGCGGGATGGCCTTGGGGCGTCCGTGGTGGACTCGGGACGGTACGAATCGAAGACCTGGCCGAACGGGAGAACCACGAAGCGCACGCGCTGGATGGTGGCGAAGTGAGAGCCCGCAAGATCGACAACACCGCCACGGCCTTGATCGCCTACGCGAAGTCCATCGGCTTCGACTACGAAGTCGTCAACGGCACCTTCGACGGCGTGCTGGCGTGGGGACAGACCACCGTCTGTGTCGATTGGAAATCCAAGGGCGGCGAGCTGACCCCCGCGCAGCAGCGCATGGTTGCTCGGGGCTTTCCGGTGCGCTTCCTCTCGCGGCCTGAGCAGTTGGATGCGCTGAAGAACGAAGTGACCTGGAACTACTTACGAGGGCCCGTATGACGCACACCATTCTGACCTGGCTCCTCGCCCATCTCGGCCTTGTCCTCCTGTGGGCGGGGATCGTGATCTGCGGGGCCCTCGTCATCAGCAAGGCGATCTTCCGGATGATGCGAGCAAACGAGGAACGCAAGCAGGACGAGCAGCGCCAGCGGTTCGAAGCCTTGATCGACCTATCGAGCGAGCGGCGGTCGATGCTGCCCCCACCGTTGGGGGCGCGTCCGCCACGGGCTAAACCGCCGAAGGGCGCTGGGATTCGTGCGCGGAGGATTTCATGAGAATCGTATCTGAGTTGGTGTCGGAGTCAACGATTGGGGCGTTTGCAGACGCGCACAATTTGGTAATGAAAGTCACCGAGCGGTCGGTTGAGTCACGCCAGCGAGGTATACCTCGATATTACGCACAGTTTGAACATTGCGATGTTGGTGGCGACGGGATGCTTCGTGGCGAGTATGGCAACGGCGAGACGCCGGAACAGGCGATAGCGGACTACGCGCCGCGCATCAGCGAGAAGACGCTGATCATCGACGCTATGCGTCCCACGCGCAGGGAAATCAAGGCTCCTCGTTTGCAGTGGATACCCGCCGCCAAGGTGCAGGAGTAGATCATGGACGAGAGACAGCACACGCCGTGGTTGCGAGACGGCCACTTGATTTATGCGCTTCATCAGGACGGATGGTCAAAGGGACAGCCCCGCATGGTCAATAGGTTCTCGGCCTCTGTGCAGATCGGTAACGGGGTTCCGGTAGCCGAGGCAGATGTTATCGCCCAGCGCATTGTTGATTGCGTTTCCGCCTGCGAGGGCCTGGCCGATCCCCAGGCGACGATCATGGCGCTCGTCGAAGCCGCGAAACACGCCGTCATGGAATGGCGACTGCACGGCCAGCTCACGGATTCATGCCGTGTGCTGGAAGCGGCCCTCGCCTTGGTCCCTCCCGCCGCCAAGGTGACGCCATGACGCTGGCCCGCCTGTTCTCGCCCTGCCTGTTCTCGCACGCGCATCCCCAGATGGTGCGGAATGCCGACGGGAAGCCCGTCTGGCAATGTTCCCGCTGCCAGGTGGTGTTAGGGCCGGTGCCGTTCCCGTGGCCCCCGCCGAGCCGCAGACGCCGGAACCGGAGCAGCCGCTTGAGCCGACTGAATGGACGGCGCAGCTGCCACACGCGCACGTCATCGCCAAACAGGTGATCCAGAACATCGTTAACGAGTATGGGGACGAGGTGTTCATCTCGGATGGCTACGCGCCTGGTGCTGATCTGGCCGTTGCGATTTCGCACGCGATTTGTGATGCCTACATGGGTGGCCTCGCCGTCCGTCAGGAGCAGGCCGACGCCCGCCCCGCACGGGATTGGAACCCCAAGGAAACCCTGTTCGCCTTCATGGGCTGGCTAACGATCAGAAGGGAGCGCGTCACGCTCAGCAGCACGGATGACGCGGGGATTGCCTGCGACCTGATTGAGCAATTCAGTAAGCGGCACGGGCTTGCAGAACCGCGTGACGGTTGGGAGAACGCCATCGTGCCAGAGTCAGGCGGTGCCCCTCATGGGCAGTAACCTACGCATGACCATGAGCCAAGAGTGTAAGCACGCCCAGCATCGGAAGTGCGAGTCAGACCAGTGTTGGTGCATCTGTCACCCGGAGAACAAACTGACGCCGAAGGACTGCCCCGAATGCGAAGGCACAGGCGCCGACATTGACCCCGGCGATCAGATTCAGACCGGGGCGCACAGTTCATCGTGGGAAGGTGGCAGTGTGTCCAAGTGCCGCCGATGCGATGGCACCGGCAAAATCGCTCAGCCCTCGTCCCCAGCCCAACTCACCCCCAAGGAGACACCTGAATGTGGAAACGATTCACCTGCTGGCTCAGATACCGACACGATGCCGAAGTTATCTACTTCGACCTCCTCACCGGCAGCGGCGAAAAGCGGTGCCGTAAGTGCGGCCATGAATGGCTCTACTGAGTCGCTGACCTCGCCCTCGTCGCTAGAGGCGCTGCTGAGTGACTCCGCTTTCTTCCTGTGCGAGGACGTTGCGGCAGAAGTAAGAGCGGCCATCCCACGCGCTACACCAATCGGGGATCAAATCATCGTCCGGATGCGTGACGCCCTCCGCGCCTCCCTCGACCGGGAGCGAGAGATGCGGGACAGGTTAGATACATTCCGCACGCAGCAACTAGTTGATCTGGAACGCGCTGAACAGGCCGAGCGTGAACGAGACGCACTCCAGAATGAGATCGAGCAGCTTCCCTCATCGCTAAGAGGTTCGCTCGACCTGTGGCGATCCAACCCCGCTGAATGGCAGGCTGAGTGGAGCCGTAGCCATCAGTTCAAGGTTGATTTGTTGCGTGAACGAGACGCCCTCGCCGCCGAACTCCAGCGCCTCAAGGAAGGGAAGTAGACCGATGGGATTAGATACGTCGCACAAGTGTTGGCACGGCGCGTACTCGGCCTTTAGCCGATGGCGGAACAAGCTAGCCGAGGTCGCTGGCTACACATTCTTCAAGGCTGGTGATCCACCGATTTACGAGACGGCGTGCCTGGATTGGGGCAGCATCAACGCCATACTCGGCGATGATCTTCTCTCGGGGACGTGGCCCTGCATCCCCGTGCGCCCTGACGGCACTCCGGACGCGCTGATCGTGCTGCTGGCGCATTCGGACTGTGAGGGCGAGATTCAGGCCGATATGTGCGCCCCGCTCGCGGATCGGCTGGAGCAATTACTGCCGCTGCTCGACGGTGACGGCGGTGGGCATGTCGGCAACTACCGCGACAAGACGCAGCAATTCATTAACGGGCTTCGTGACGCCGCCGCGAAAGGTGAAGCTGTTGACTTCCACTAAGGAGCCCTCATGAGCGACACCCTCGAACAGGCCAAGGAAGCCGTCAAGGATGCGATCTACGATTTTGAACGCGCCTTGATTGCGGATCGACACAGCACGGCCACCCATGACGCGGGCCGTAAGTTGTTCGACAGCCTAGACATATTCGCTGCCGCCGGGCATGCCGAGGCCCAGCGGGAGGCGTTCGCCCTGGTGGAGCAGGAAGCCCGACGACGCGCCGAGTATGCGAAAGAGATGTGGGGCGCAGACTCACTCCTTGAGCTAGCCAATTTCTGCCGCCAGCAGCGAGAGGGCGCCATCATCCCGTGAGCCCCGAGAAGCGCCAAGCGGAAGCCGATCGCGTGCGCCAGTGGCGTGAGCAGCGCACGGCGGCGGGGCGCTGCCATCGGTGCCCGCGGCTGGTGGAGGGGGCCGGGTTCCTCTGTCGGCGGTGCCGCCTTGAGACGGCGGCTCAGCGGGCCTTTGCCCGTGATGTGCTTCTCCTGGCCGAGGGGCGCTGCGTGGACTGCCGGCGCCCGCACGATGCCCGGACGTGGTTTTGCCGCGCCTGCCGTGGGGTGCAGAAGTTTCCGTACGCGGGTCATCGACAGGTCCGATCATCAACGTGGCCGCATGCGCGTGTTCCCCAACACTCTCCCGCTTCAGTGGCGTCTCTACGCCCGTCACCTCGCCGCCAGCCGGCGCCCGATCCTTGTTGGGCCCTGGCAGAGCGAAGTGGGGTTCGAGCTTCTTTACTGGATTCCGTTTCTCCATAACCTGCGAGAACGGTACGGCATCAGCCGTGACCGCTTGATTGCCATTGGCCGAGGGGGATCGGCCCAGTGGTACGACACGGCGGGCACGGCTGACCTCTACGAGCGCATGCCCCTGGACGAGGCGCGCACCCTCAGCGTGCAGTCCTCGCAGCGCACCGGCTCCATTAAGCAGACCGGCACACCCGCCTGGGAACGCCACGTCTGCGCCCTGACGGCCAACGGCCTTGGCATCGCGAAGTATCACGTCCTCAGCCCGTCGTGGATGTATCGCCTGGTGGCACCCTTCTGGGAGGGCAAGCAGCCCATTAACTGGCTCGATCGGCACCTCCTGCACGCCGTGAAGATGCCGGCGCCGCCGATTGCGCCCGAGCTCGCCGCCCAACTGCCGGCGACGTTCGTCGCCATGCGCTGGTACGCCCGTCCGACGTGGCCGCTGCGTGAAGACCTGGTGCTGTGGACGCGCAAGGCCGTTGCGGCCGTCGCGGAGCGCATGCCGGTCATCCTCATGGATTCTGGCCTGCACGCCGACGATCACGCGGATATGGCGCTCGGGACCATCCCGAACGTGTTGAAGCTGAGCGACTTGGCGCAACAGACCCCGCTGAACAACCTCGCTATTCAATCCTCGGTCATCGCCCGTGCGTCCGCGTATGTCGGCACCTACGGTGGGATGGCCCAAGGCGCGATGCGGTGGGGGGTGCCCACCGTAGCGCTCTATGACCAGTTCGGGCAGACCTCACCCGCCCATTTGCACCTGTCGCAGAGCCTGAGCCTCAAGACCGGCGTGCCGTTTATGGTCGGCCGGCCCGGCGATTTCGATCATTTGCTGTCGTTCGTTTCCGCGAATTCAGGCCAGAAAATGGCACCTCGCCACCGTGTGGAGACGGCAGTTTCTTGAAAAAGAAATCATCCGGCCACGGCGGGAAGCGTGCTCGGGCTGGTCGTCCGCCCGGGTCGTTGAATAAGTCGACCGTGGAGCAGAGGGCGATTGAGGCGGCATTCCATCAACGCATTCTTGGCGCGGTCGACCGGCTGTTCAATTCACAGATCACATTGGCCGAGGGGCGCTCCTACCTGTTCCGGATCGACGAAGTTGGGGAGGGTAAGGAAAAGAAACGCCGGCACGTGCTGGTGACTGACCCAACCGAGATTGCCAAGTACCTTGACGGACAGTTGGACGGCGTTGAGCCTGGCGAGACAGGCGATTACTACTACCTTCAGACCAAGGATCCAGACAACCGCTCGATCGATTCGATGCTGGATCGCGTCTTCGGTCGTGCTCAGCAGAAGGTTGAACTAACCGGCAGTGACGGCAGAGATCTGATCCCGCCCGCGATCACCTTCGTGGTGAACGAGCAGCCCAATTCGGAGAATCAGACGTGAGTAAGCACCCAACCAACGGCTGGGATGTGGTCGACACGGCCCTCCGAGTGTGTTTGTGGCTTGGGATCGCGTATATCGCGACTGTTTACGGCGGGTGTAAATGGTGATGGCCGCTGCTGCCCTGGCTGCTGTCGTCCTGACGCTCCCGCCCCTGACGCACCCCCAGATCGAGATCTACTCGATCGATGAGCGCGAGGAACGCTGCCACGATGTCGAAGGCTCCCCCCGCTCGGCCAAGTCGTGGGGTGTGGGGTTCTGGATCTGGAAGCTGGCGTACAAGTATCCCGGCATTCAAATATTCTACTCGCGGTACAAGGATGAATCCCTGATTCAGTTGCGGGACGTCTGGAACAAAGTCAGTGTGAATTTCCCGGAGTATTTGCACCCGGTCTGGAACGCCTCGGAGCAGGCGTGGGACTTCCCGAACGGGAAGTGGATCGGGAAGGTCTACACGGGTTCTCGGGTCTACCTGAGTTCAATCAAGGCGGGCGAAACCGATCTCGTGGACAGCAAATACAAGGGGAAGACCTTGGCTGTCGTGATCGTGGAAGAGGCGCAGGAACTGCCCTACGTGAATTACGTGGGCCTCAAGGAGCGCCTGAGCCAGTCCCGCACCCCCGACAACAAGCCGTTCAACTACCCGCTGAAGCTGGTCTTGGTTCACAACTGCATCGATGATGACCACTGGATTGCCACGGAGTTCCCAATAGGGGCCGATGGTGATACCTGCACCCGCGAAGGGCACCGGCATATTCGCGCCGATCTCTACAGCAACGCGCAGAACCTTGGCCCGCAGGTTATGGCCGGCTTTGAGTCGGACTATCCCCCAGGCCACACGCTCAGGCGCACCAAGATTGAGGGGAAGCGCGGCGTCACGCTGGTCGGCAAGCCGGTGTATGGGCAGGCGTTCAAGAAGCCCATTCATGTCGATCAGAAGGTGCGGTTCACGCCGTTCTATCCGATCCTCGAGGGCTGGGACTTTGGCGAAGAGAAGCCCGCCGTGGTGTGGTTCCAGTATCTGCGCCACCTTGCGGCCCTTCGGGTGCTCGGGGCGGTGAAAGGCTCGGAGTTGTTCCTGGAGCTCTTCGCGCCCAAGGTGCTCGAGATCCGCGCCCGGCTGTTTCCGCACGATGCGATCTTCCAGTCCTGGTGTGACCCGACCGGCGCGACGGGCAATGGAGGCCTGCAGTTCACCCCTATCACGCTACTGCATCAATTGGGCGTCCCGGCGCGGCCGGCAAAGGACTCGCAGAGTAACCGGGACGGCAACGACGCGGAAGTCCGCTACAAGGCGATCCAGACGGTGGCGGGCTACATGCTCCGGCAGGCCACGGATGGCTCCCCGGCGTTCCAGTTGCACCCGACGTGCATCGAGCTCGTGCGCGAGAACGGCGTGCTGGTGGAGAAGTCCTCGCACATCCTCGCCACGGCGTTTGAAGCGGGCTACATCTGGGACACCAAGGCCCCGAGTGAAGCGGCCCCGAATGTCCGCAAGCCCAAGAAGGGCACCCGCTACGACGACTTGATGAACGCCTTTGAGTATCCCGTGATCGGGGAGGCGATTCCGCTGGCGCCGAGCGTCCAGCAGTTGATCCAGGCGGCAGCGGCGTATCAGACCGCGCCCGAGCGGGAGATGCTGACCCGTCAACGACAGGACGCCTTGGCGCTCAGGCGGGCGCAGAAGGACACCGACGAGTACGACCGTGAACAGAGACGCGGCCGCAGCCGCCGAGGGATGTTGTGAGCTTCATTTTCTCTAGAAAGATAGATGTCCCTGTAAGCAACGACACTCGGGAGCAAGTGGTTGCGGGGACGTGGCTGGTTCGATGGATGTCAATCAAGGACGACACGATTATTACCCCTTCTGTCGACCTGGGAGAGCCGCAAATTGAAGTGTTCGCCACGCAAGCGGAAGCGCGAGCCTTCGTGGATGCGCTAAAGAACGCATACGCCCTCACGCGCTGCGATGGTGGGCGATGGGTTAAGACTGAAAGGCTGAAGTAAATGCAAACCACTGGCACATTTCCCCAGTTGACCACGCCACGCCCCAAGGGCAAAGGCAAAGGCGGCGGCAAGAAGAAGGGCTGCTGATGTTCCTGTCGCGGTGGGTGTATGGCGGCGGCGATCCGGGGCTGAAGCTGTTCACGCTCGCCAACCCCCTGTTGCCTGCGGTGTCGCATCCAGACGTGCTGGAGATTGGCTCCCACGATACCGATTGGGTGCAGCGGGCGCGCCACGCCGACCCGTCGATGTCGGTCCACGGTGTGGATTGGCGCGGAGGGCTGGGCGTGGTGAAGGCGGACATCCTCACGTGGGAGTGCGCCTTTCGAAAGGACGCCGTGGTGTCGCTTTCCGCGATTGAGCATATCGGGTTGGGGCACTACGACTCAGACCCGCTCGATCCCCACGGCGACATTAAGACGATCCAGCGGGTGCGGGACTGGTTGCGACCGGGCGGGTTCTGTTACTTCGACGTGCCGTATACGCCCGAAGGCTACCAGGTCATCGGGACCAAGTGCCGGTGTTACGACGATCAGCGCCTGCTCGAGCGGTTCGGCCCGCATGAGGTGTTGGGCTATACCGATCTCAGCGTGAACGGTTGGATCGAGAAGCCGACACGCAACAACGCGAACGGGCGCCCGTTCGGCTACGTCGCGCTCCTGATTCGGAAGGACTGAGGAATGGCCAAGCAAGCACCCGCCAATACCGCGTGGGACGTGAAGCTCTCCGACGAGAAGCGCCGCACGTTCACGCAATGGCTCTGTGACGAGATCCTGAACGCCGAAGCGGCCCGCACGGTGCCCCTTGAAGACGTGCGCTACTGGTGGCAACTCTACGAGCAGGCCCGTACGCGTGATCAGGGCCTCGCGCCGTGGCAGGACGCCGCGGATCTCACCAGCTACTTCGGCACTGAGAAGGTGGACGCCTTGAAAGCCCGCATCATGCGGACGCTCATGGTCGATCCGGTCTACACGGTCGAAGGCTGGGGGGCGTCGGCCTCGAAAGCCCCGTTCGTCGAGGACTTCCACCAGTGGACGATCGAGACGGAAGGCCTGCAAGGCTTTCTGTCCCGCATCATGCTCCAAGCGTTGGTGGAGCCACGCTCGGTGCTGGAAGCCTACGAGGACACCACCGAGCGCCCCGTCCGCAAGGAGATCAACGCGAAGCTCGCCATGACGCCGGATGGCCGGTTCCAGTTGGATGAAGCGCTGGAACCCATGCTCGAGCAGGACGCCGAGGGCAACTACGTCGAAGTCCAAGACGATGAGGGTGGCACGATTGCGACCGCGGCGACCGTGATTGACAGCACCGAGCGCGTCCGCCGCGGACCCAATTACCGCGTGCTGGACTACGAGCACTTCCTGGTGCTGCCCGGCAACGCGCGCGAGAAGACCGACATCTGGGGGTACGCCAAGAAGTTCACCAAGCGGTGGGACACGCTGCAGGAAGGCGTGAAGGGTGGCCTCTACGACAAGAAAGCCGTCGAGGAACTGACCGACAGCCCGGACGTGGCTTCCCAGTTGTCGCCCTCGGGCCAGAACGTGCCCGTGGCCACGCAGTCCGGCTCACCCCTGGGCGAATCCAGCCAGAACGACAAGGCCCAGAAGGAACTCTGGGAAGTTCAGCTGCTGGTGGACCTGAACGGGAAGGGCTTGCGGTGGTACGTCGCCACGGTGCATGTCGGCCAGCGGAAGTTACTGCGCCTGAAGCACGACAGCGTGGGGCGCGGCCGCTACGTCATCTTCACGCCCTACCCGCGTACGGATCGCTGCCACGAAGGCTACTCGTTCGTCGGCCACAAGCTGGTGACGGTGATCGAGGACCACACGGCGTTCCGCAATGCCGGCGCGGATCGGGACATGCTGAACCTCTCGGCTCCGATCAAGCGGCTAAGCGGAGCGTTGTGGGATCCGGACGATCAGCCCTTCGGCCCCAAGGCCGTGATCGATGTCCGGGACATGAACGAAGTCCAGGCGATGCAGATTCCGCCCCAGCCGGAAAGCGCGTGGCGGCGGGAGCAGGAGATCGTCCAGGCCGCGGAACGGGTGGCGGGCATCAATGACGTGGCCGCCGGCATGACGCCGCAGACCTCGCGCACCCTCGGGGAAACCAACCTCGTGGCGGAGCAGTCGTTCGTCCGCATGGACGACGTGATCAAGGCGCTGCTCGAGCCCATGGAAGAACTCGGGCAGGTGCGGCAGGCCATCTGGATCGCCACGCTCAAGGAGAAGGGCGAGGCCGGGATGCCGGCGCCGCAGAACCTGATGGACGGCCGCGGTGGGGACGTGACGCAGGGCACGCCGACGATCACGGCCGACATGCTGGAAGGCACGTTCCGGTTCAAGCCGCGTGGCTCGAGCGAGACGGCCGACAAGGCCCGGATGCGCGGGGACTACATCCAGTTCATGCAGGGGCTGGCGCTCTTAATGAAGGTGTGGCCGGCGCTGCAGCAGATCATCGGCGGGAACATGCAGGCCGCGAAGTCCGCGATGGAGAACTTCCTCCGCCTGTTCAACATCCCCGACAAGCAGGCGTGGATCGGGAATGAGGTGCAGTGGCAAGTGCCGCCGCCGGCGCCGGGGATGCCGCCCGGGATGCCTGGTGCGCCGCCTCCGGGTGGCTTGCCGCCGGGTGTGCCGCCTGAGATTGCGGCAATGTTGGGTGGCGGTGCGCCACCGGGAGGCATGCAGTGACCGACGAACGCGAAGACCTCGACGCTTTGATCAACTCGCCCGGGTGGCAGCGCTTCAAGCAGCGCGTCGAGCTCGAGTGGGGCACCTCCGAGGGTGGCGGATCACGGTTCGTGACCCAAACCATGGCCATCGCCAAGGAGGACGACGCCACGGCGCTCCCGAAGATGCGCCAGATCATCGCCGCTCAGCGCGAGATTCAGGCGGCCATGCGGTGGCCTGGTGAACGTCTGGACACGCTCAAGCGCACGGAAACCAAGCCGGATAGTGATGCCGCGCCGTTGACGCAATCTCGCCGGGGTGGCCTCTGAGCCTCACGGTGCGCGGCAATCGCGTGCTGGTGGCCACGGAAGACCAGTCCGTGACCGAACACGCCAGCGGCATCGTGATTGTTGAAGACCACGCGCCCTCGGTGATGGGCACCATCGTGGCCTGTGGCGACGTGCGCGACGTGCAGATCGAAGACGTGGTGCTGTTCCCGCCCGAAGCCGGGCAAGAGTTAGAGCATGAGGGCCAGCGATACCTCATCCTCACGGAAGATGAACTGATCGCGGTGTTGGAGTAACCATGGCTGACGAAGACGGACTGCCGACAGGGGCGTTGTCGCTGGAGGAGAACCCCACGATTGTGGGCATCACGGAGAAAGATCCGCCAGCGGCCGATGCGGACGACGACGCGGTACCGGACGGGACCATTGAAGGCACCGGCGGCGTGCAGTTTGCGCCCGTCAAGGCCGTGATTTCCGAACGCACGCAGCGCAAGGAAGCCCAGAAGGAAGCCGCCACGCTCAAGACGCAACTAGCCGAGGCGCAGGCCAAGGCCAAGCAGTTTGACGAACTCTCTGGCTACGTCGAGCAGGCCCGCCCGATCATCGAAGCCGTGCGGAATCGTCCAGACCTAGTGGAGGCGGCGAAGAAGCCCGCCACGCCGGCCGAAGCGCCGAAGCCGATGACCGACGCCGAGGCGATCGAATACGCCAAGGACTTCGACCTCTACAAGACGGACGGCACGCCTGATGTCGATCGCGCCCAGCGCATCGTCGGCCGCGAGGTCGAACGCGCGGCCCGTGCGGCCCAGACCGCCGTAGCGCCCTTCCAGGCGAACGACGCCAAGCGCACCAGCGATGCCATGTTCAACCACATCGCGGCCTTCAAGGACGCCAACGGCCACATGGTGGACAGGGGCGAACTGACGAAGGTGTGGGAGATCGTCCCCCCAGAACTCTCGGCCAAGCCGGAAGTGGCCGCGATCATCTACGACTTGGCCTTGGCCGCGTCCATCCGGGCCGGCAAATACAAGGGCACGCAGGCCCAGCAGCCGGCCGTCTTGCAAACAGAATCACTCGGCGGCGGTGGGAAGGTCACGAGGGAACTGGACGCTGTTGGCGCCAAGTTCGCGCGCGCCGCCGACATGAAACCGGGCGAGTTCGCCAAGCAGTCCGAGCGGTTCAAGCCCGGGCAGACCAATTCACTGGAGTAACCCATGGCCAAGAAACTGCCGAAAGTCTCTGTTATCGATCGCCGCAAGCTGCACCCGTTTGGGGCGCCGTCGCAGCCCGTCACGCTCAAGACGCCGGGGGAGTGGGCCATCCGCATCATCAACAGCAAGTCGCGCACCGGACGGCTGCACGACGTGATCCACAACAAGGGATGGGTCTACGTGACGCCGGAGGAACTGGACGGCACACCGGACGAACTCGGCTTTGAAGCCAAGGACGGGCGCCTGGTGCGCGGCGAGCACGGCGAAGAAGTGCTAGTGAAGATGTTCCAGTCCGACTTCGACGCGATCCAGCAGGCCAAGTCCAGCCTGAACCTGAAGAACCTGGGCGGGAAGCAAACGCGGGATGCCGTGGCTCAGGAAACCGCCGTGGCTCATGGGTCGCAGGCGGGGGATGCGGTGGCGCGTCAGTTCGACCACATAGACATCAAGGACGGCCGCGAGCGGATCGAGCTCGAACCGGAACCGGCGGCGTGACCGCGCCGGTCGAGCGCGATCGTAATTCAGCTTGACACGTTGACGCAAGCGGCGTAGTTTAGAGACTCGGGGTGGCGTGTTGGTGTGACACGCTACCCGGCGGGTCTACACGGCCCTCCGGTCACACCATGCCCCGTCGCCGGGGGCCAGTCTTCACCGGGCGTTTCGTCGGTTTCGGTTCAAGGCCACGGCACGGAGCCTCACCGGAACGGCTTTCAAATCCCGACCATCGTTCATCTCTCGTCGCGGCTACGTGTGTAGTCGCCAGAGGTCAACATGGCAGACTGGACAATCGGCACGGGGTCAGTCATGACCCACGGGCGCACGCGCTACGGCGCGGCCACCCCGGCGATTCAGTATTTCCAGGAAAGCACCTGCCCGAGTACGCAGGTCATTAAGTACGGCGACATCGTGTCCCGTGATACGACCGTCTCCACGGGCGGCCTGCGCGTCCGGCGCGGCTACAGCTCCGGTGGCAACGGCGCCGACCTGCTCTTGATCGCACAGACGATCATTGGCATCGCGGCGGAAGGCTCCACCTCGGACGGCAGCAACAGCGGCAACGTGGACCCGTCCTCGTCGGCGCCTGGCACGCCCATCCGGAAGAAGATCGGCGTCTTCGTGGCCGAAGCCGGCTGCGAATTTGTCGGCTACCTCACGGCGGGGGCCTCGGCCTCCAGCAACAACGGCGACAACTTCGCCGTCCGTTTCGATTCCACCAATCAGGTCTGGCTGGTGGATTCCACCAACAGCACCGTCGCGCTCGTCACCGTCAAGCAGACGGGCATTCCTGAAGGCACGGAGGGCGACACCAACGGCCCGGTGTACTTCAAGTTCCTGACGTCCAACGTCTACCTGGGAGTGCTGTAAATGGCGATCCAAACCCGCGGCACATTTACCGAGCTCTACGACAACATCGACAAGTCGGTCTTCACGATCTTGTTCGATGCCCAGAAGGAACTGCCCAAGATCTGGGCGGACCTGATCAACGTCAAGACCTCGGATCGCAAGTTCGAACGCGTGATGAGCGTCACCGGCGTCGGGGACATCCCGGAGAAGGGCGAAGGCGCCCCCTACACGTCCAGCGTCATCCGGCCCGGCTGGACCAAGGACTTCCTGCACACCGAGTTCGGCGCCATGTTCGAGGTGACCGAGACGGCGCTGGAAGACGACCAGTACGACCAGCTGGCCCAGAACGGCCGGTGGTTCATGTTCGCGTCCCGCGTGGTGGAGGAGAAGCGCGCGGCCATCCTCTACAACAACGGGTTCACGACCGAGCAGTCCCCGGACGGCGTGGCGATCTTCTCGACCGCCCACGTCCTGAAGGCCGGCGGCACGGCGCGCAACCGCCTGACGACCGATGCGGATCTCTCGGCCACGTCGCTCGAGCAGGCGTTGATCGACCTGCAGACCGAAACCAAGGTGGAAGCGGGCCAGATCGTGGCGCCGGCCACCTCGCTCACCCTCGTCGTGGCGCCCGCCAACGAGTTCCAGGCGCATCGCCTGATCAACTCGCAGCTGCGCCCCGGTGTGGCGGACAACGACGTGAACGCGCTGAAGAAGCGCAACTGGACCGTCGTGGTCAACCCCTACCTGACGGACCCGGACGCCTGGTTCGTGCAGGACTCGAACAAGAAGCGGCACGGCATGACGAGCTACACCCGCGTGCCGATCTCGATGCAGACGCCGCGCACCGATCCCCGGACGGGCAACCGCCTGTATCCGGTCCGGTGGCGCCGGTCGTTCGGCTGCTCGTTCTGGCAAGGGACGTTCGGAAGTCCCGGAGTCTAGTTCGGTTCTGGGCTGGGGTCTTCGGGCCTCAGCCCGCCTTTTCCGCAGGCGTCAGTAACGCGCGTGTCTGCCGGTTCCTGCCCGGTACGTAGCTGTCATGTAGACACGCGCTGAGGACAGCAGCACATGGAATACCGCAATCCTGGCGAGGCTACGCATCACAGTAAGGGCTTCATCACCAACGTCGACGGCCTGTCTGGCGTGGAACTGGTCGGTAGCACGGTGCTTCCCGCCAGTGATTCGGCCGCCGCTGGCTTGACCGTTCGCGCGAAGGGCACCGGCACGCTGCAGTTGGGCGATTCGTCCAACACGATCCGCATCGGCGGGTCCACATCCGGCTTCGGCGGCATGAACCGCGGCACGTCCACGATGACGCTCGTGGAACTGCCGGCGAGTGGGTTGGTCTATTCGACCGTGACGGTCCCCGGCTTGGGCGTGAACGACATGCTCTACTTGGCGCGGCCGGAATCCACCCTGGTGAGCACGGCGATCGGCATGGTGGGGTACAGCTGCACGGCGGCGAACGAAGCGAAGGTCGCGTGGCTGAACAACCTCGCGTCCACGGCCTCGATTCTGACCGACACGCCGATCAAGTGGAACTACATCAAAGCCTAAAGGGGGCCACATGGCGGACCTGACCGCTTCACATAAGTGGACCTTCACGTCCACGGGTACGGGCAAGGCGTTTGACGTACGCGGCTACTCGCAGGGGATCACCTTCGGGATTGAGTCCTCGTCGGGCTGCACGGGCGTGACGCAACTGTTGCACCGCATGGGCTCCAGCGCGGGGCCGTATTCGGTGATCTCCACCATCGTCTCGACGTTGGGGGAATTCACCACGGATCAGTTCATGGGGCCGCTGGAGTGGGTGAAGCCGCGTGTCCTGGATAAGACCTCCGGGTCTACCGCGTCGATCACCGTGTACCTGCAGGGGAACGGCTAGATGAACCCGCTACAAATGCGCCCAAATCTTTCGGCGCTTGATCTTGCAGATCAGCGATGTGTCAACGTCGTAGGACGCGGCGATTTGCCTCTGTGTTCTGCTGTCGGCCCTAATCGCGCCGACCTGATCACAGGTCAGCTTGGCGTGGCGATTGCGACTGCCTTGGGTGGTTCGGTTCTTTGTCGCGCAGTCACGAATGTTATTGGCCTGCGTGCCAAGAAACAGGTGCGAAGGATTCACGCACGCTGGGTTGTCGCACTTATGGCACGCCACCAAACCTGGAGGGATCGGGCCATGCGTCAACTCCCACGCCAGTCGATGGGCGTACAGCGTCTTGCCGTCTACGCGAAAACAGCCATACGCGATCTGTGGGTTGGAGTTCTTGCGGCCAGCCGTCCAGAGCCAGCAATCGCCGGACTTATCGACCTTCGACCAGAATCGTTCCTGTATGCTCTTACGAGCCATGCGACCTCCTACGGTCAAGTGGTGAGAGGCGCGTACGGGACTCCACTCCCTGCGCGCCTCGCCTATTTTACCACCGTCAACAAGGCGGTGCTGTCATAAATCCCATCTGGCATTTCGTGAATGGCGTGCCGACGATTGGGGCACCCGTGAACTTCGGGCCGTTGTCGATCACGCAGGCGGCGGTGACGAGCACGGTGCCCGGACAATTCACGGCGCTCGGGATCGGGGTAGCACCGCCGAGTGCGGGGCGTCTTCAAACCAGCGGCAACATCATCGTTGGGAACGATATTTATACCGGCGGGACGGGTGCGATTCGTTTTGGAGAGGGCGCGAAAACCCAACTCTATCCAGGGGCGGGGACGGGCACGGATGGGCACTTGAATCTCACGACTGCGGCTGGGTCGGCCGGCGTGGGCTTGGACTTCGCCACGGATGCGGTGCTGGCGTTGCGGGATCGGGCGCAGACTGGGACCGCACGCCTGACGTTTCCTGGGGCCAACGGTCAGGTCTTTAACGACGTGCAGCAACTGACGGAACTCACCACGATCGCCGCAGCGGCCACCACGGACACGACGATCCAGATGCCCGCGAATGCCGTGATCCTCGGCGTGAGCGTGCGCGTCACCGTGGCCATCCCGACCGCCACCACGTTTACTGTCGGTGACTCCGGTAGCGCGGCCCGCTTCAGCACGGCGGCTGTCAGCGTGAACCTGAACTCGACCGATCCAGGCACCAAGGCCGGGGCCTACTACAACGCCTCCGCGCTCTCGATCCGCATCACGCCCAACGGCACGCCAGCCGCGAACACCGGACGCGTCCGGGTGACCATTTACTACTACTCCGTCACGCCGCCGACGAGCTAACGGGAGGGACACCATGCCAGAGATTGTCACGCTCACGACTCCAGTGACGCCTCCCTCGTTGACCACGTACCGCGTGGTGATGCTGGCGATGGATTGGGACTCAGCCTCGATTGCGATCCGCCTCAAGGGCACCAATGGCGAAACGAAGTTCTGCGGCTACCAGGGCGCGACGGCCACCACGCTGATGGTCGCGCTGAACAAGGCCAACCTAACCTCCAACTCGCTGCAGAAGCGCGTCCTGACGCAGTTGATCGCGGACGGCGAGATCGCCGGCACGATTTCCGGGAGCCCCGACTAAATGCAGCGCCTGACGCAGATCCTCGAAGCCCAACTCGGGAACATGGTCATGCAGATCGCGCAGTTGACCGTGGCGCTGGAACAGATGACGGCTGAGCGTGACGCGCTCAAGACGGAACTCGATGCCCTGAAAGCTATGCCACCGAAGAAGAAGTAAATGGCCAGCTTCGTCAACCTCTACGCCGACGCCATCGACACAGAACTGGGGACGAACGACTCCCAAGTCCTGTTCACGACCGCACGCCGGAAGCACGCGGTCAATGAGGGGTACCGGCAGTTCGCGGACCTGACCGAGTGCCTGACGCGGCAGTCGTCTGTGACCGTCTCAAGCGGGGCGCAGGAATTCAACCTCCTGAGCACGACCGTATTGCCGAGTGGGGACTTCGTGCGGATAGCCGCGCAGGCTCCGGTCTATCAGACGTTTGACAGCAACGGGTCGCTACTCATGAGCCTCGCGGGGGATCAGGACTTCCCTCAGCGCGAAGTGCAATGGCTCGATGCCGCCGACAACGGATGGCGCTCCACCTCGTACGGTGCTCCGACGGGCTGGTATCTACGGCGGTCGGGTGGGCAATTCCTCTTTGGGCTGGATCGGCCTTCGGATGTCAGCACGACCAGTTCGCAGACCGCGCACCTCCTGATCCCCTACGTGCCGAAGCCGTCCTCGATGACGAGTGACACGGATGTCCCGTTCACGATCTCGAGCCAGACGCGTACCGACTTGGAGCCGTACCACCAGGGGATCGTTCACTACGCAGCGCACAAGCTGGAAAAGCTCCGGAAGGACACCGAGGCGAGCGACCGGCAGTTGCAGGCGTTTCTCGGCTACGTGCAGCGGTACATCCAAGCCACGCGTCCGAAGGGCCCTCGGGCGGTGCGGACGAGTAAGAGCTACTTCAAGGCATCTCAGCGCGGCTCTCGCGGGGAACGCTCGCATCTGGGGTCGTACTACCGATGACGATCACCTTTGTCTGCGGCCATCGTCAGGACGTGCCGCGTGAGGTGAAGACGCCGCCGGAATGCCACTGCGGCGAGCGGCGGATCAAGTACGTGAGCGGGGCGACCCCGCGCTTTTCGGGGGCCTGTCAAGGGCCTCTGGTGCAGAAGGGACCAGCATGATCGCGGGCGTGAATTTCCAACCGGGGCAGCCGACGGCGGGGACGCCGGTCCGGCCGAAGACCGGCAACAGCGTGCAGGAGGCGATCAAGATTCTCTCGCTGCGCTTGCCGAAACAGGTGGGGCCGAACGCCACCGCCCCGGCCGCGCTCTTGAACGCGCAAGGCTCGGGCGGCAACACGCGCGTCGATAGCGTTGTGAACACTGTTCTGGGGCGGTACCTCCCTGGTGGGGCCGGCGCGGGACAGGCGCCGCCATCTGCGCCGATGATTCCCACCGGCGCCGGATCGACCTTCTCGCCCGGATCGAACGGGACGCCTCCCCCGAATATGCCGTTGGCGGACTTCTTTCCGTCGATCGCGCGCGCGCCGCGGATCACGCCGGCCGATGCGCCTGGGCAGCGGATTGACGTGGTGCCGCCCGCGCGGCCGGCGCCTGAACCGGCACCTGGATTCCAACCCCAGCCGACGCTGCCGACGTATGACCGCGAAGAAGGATGGGGCGCGGCGCCGGTCGCTCCTCCGGCGCCGACGCAAGACCCCTGGGCGGACCTGATGGAGTATCTGCGCCGCCAGCCGGCGCCCCCGCAAGAGCCGTACAGCATCTGATGCCGAAAGTCGCCACACGTCGCGCCGTCGCGCAGCCCGTTTACCAGACGATTCCCGTGGGCGATCTCACGGGCGGGCTGGACTTGCGCCGGACGCCGACGCTCCTGGATGACCAGCGGTCGCGGGTCTGCCGGAACTTCTCCCTCGCAGAGCCGGGGGCGTTGCGCGTACGGGCGGGCTATGAGTCGTTCACGACCTCCGTCTTGAGCACCAAGACGGCGCAAGGCGCCCACCGGATCTATCTCGGCTCGACACAGGGCACCCTGATTGCCGCCAACGGTAACGTCTACCTATTGCCTGATTCGGGTGTGTGGCCGGCCACGTCGGTCCTGAATGGGCTGTCCACGGCCAACCAGGTCTACTTCGTGCATGACCGGGAACTCGTGGCCGCGCTCGATGCCGCGACCACGCCGCAGAAGTCGACCGATTTGGTGACATGGACCCGGTTAGGGATCGCCTCCCCGGCGGGCCAGTCGTCCCTGGCGCTGTCCTCGCAGACGTCGACGCTCAGTACCTCGACGTTTGGTCTGGTGTGGACCTATAAGGATCGCGGGGAGAGTTACGAGTCGGACCCCTCGACGTTCCAGAGCACGATCAGTCTGACCTCGACGGGGAACGCGATTGTGGCGCAGATCCCCAACTCGACCGACGCGCAGGTGGATGCGATCTGCGTCTACCTGAAGAACATCACGGCGGGGGAAACGGTCTACCGCAAGCACTCCTCAGCGGCCCAGAGCGTGGGGGCGTCCAGCACGTTTGTGATCACGTCCTCCAACTGGAGCGCGAACGACGAGGCGCCGTCGACGCATGGCGTCCCCCCGCTCTTGGCGTTCGGGGTGAGCTGGAAGAACCGCTGGTGGGCGCGGCATGCGACCGAGCCGACGCGGTTGCACTTCACCGAGATATTCACCCCCCAAGGGTGGCCCGCGCTTTACTACATCGATTTGCCGTTCACCAACGGCGAGGAGATTACCGCGATCCAGCCACAGGGCGACACGCTGCTGGTCTTCGGGCAATCGCAGATCTTTTTGGTGATCGGGCAGACGTCGTTGGACTTCGAGGTGCGGCCGTCGCTCGGCGCTCAGGGCGGGGCGCTGGGGCCGCGCGCGACGTGTGCGATTGAGGCGGGCGTGGCCCATGCCTCTGCCGAGGGGGTCTTCGTGTTCGACGGGGCCACCGATTCGCTGCTGTCGAACGACCTCACGCCCGGCTGGAAGGACATGGTTGACAACTCGCCCTCTACGTCCGTGGCCAACGTCGCCATGGTCTACGACTGGAGTGAGAAGGAAGTCCGGATCGCCGTGCCGCGGTTGTATCCCCGAGCGGCGCGGGGGGAATGGGTGCTGGACCTGTCGCGCACCCGTGAGTCAGAAGCGCCCGCCTGGGCGGACACGGATCGCAATGTGTCGCTCTATATCTTCTGGGACGGCGACGAACCCGTCCAGGGTAATCGCGGAAAGCTCCAGACGTTGCCCTCGACGGCCACGAAGGTCTTTACCGAGTCGGAAGGCACGACCGCTGACGGCGCGAACATGAGCGCGGAATACAACGGCCCGGCGTTGTCGGCGGGGTTACACCGCGCCCGGTTCACCGACCTGCATGTGGAGTATGAGCCCCACGCGGGATCGTTCACCGCCGAAACCATGGTGGACGGCGTGAGTCAGGGCCAGATCTCGATCAGCATCGGGACCGGCCTCGCCTCGTATGGCTCGGCGGTCTACGGGGTGGACAGCTACGGCGGATCGGGGCGGCGGAAGGGCTACACGCCGCTCCCCCTCGGGAGTGACGGCCGATCCGTCCAGCAGAACTTTGTGTACGACGGGCAGGAATCGTTTGCACTATTTACCTATGCGCTTGGGATGGTGCCTGAGCCGCAGCCTCGTCAGATGAGCGAATAGATCATGCCAGCGAGTTACCCAACCAGTGCGAAGGCTTTCACCACGAAAGTGGACGGCACCGGCAACACAATCCTGGCCGCGCACATCAACGACCTGCAGGCCGAAGTCACGGCGGTGGAGACCGACCTGATCGCGGGGCTACCGCTTGGGCGCGGCGGCACGGGCCTCACGTCACTGACGGCGAACCGCATCCCCTACAGCACGGGGAGCGCGTTCACGTCGGCGGCGGGCTTGGCGTTCGACGGGACGACCTTCACGGCGCCGGCCGCAACGATTGCGGGCTTGGTAGATCTCTCGGGGGCCAGTGCGGGGCAGGTGAAGTTCCCCGCCACGCAGAATGCGTCGGCCGATGCCAACACGCTCGACGACTACGAGGAGGGCACCTGGACGCCCTCATTGGGCGGATCGGCCACCTACACCAGCCGTGAAGGTCGCTACACGAAGGTCGGCAACAAGGTGACGTTGGTCGGCTCGATTGTGGTGAACAGCATCGGGACGGGATCAACCACGGACATTACCGGCGTGCCGTTCGCGGAGGGGGGAGCGGGGACGGCCCCTGTCGTGGTGGGTGTGTATTCTTCGATTGCCACATCCTCGGTGGAAGTGAAGGGCGCACTCAATGCCTCCACCATCTCCATTCTGGCGAAGAACGCGGCCAGCACGGGGAACGGCACCTCGGCGGTGTTCGGCAATGGCGCGGCGGTGGATTTCTCTTGCACGTATCTGGTGTAACGCATGGCAGATAGCTCCTACGTCCAATCCTTGTTCGGCGGCGTGGCCGAGGACGTCAAGAAGGCGGCCGTGGCGGCGTTTCGCTACGTGTTGGACAACCTCAAGCTCGGCCCCTTCAACGAGGGGCGGCGGGCGCTGAACTTCCAGTGGTATTGGTTCTCGGGCACCACGGCGAGCGTGGCCGGAACCGAGTTCTCGATTGCCCACGGCATGGGACGGATCCCGATGGTGGTGTTGCCGGTGCTGCCGTTGGATCAAGTCGGATCGCAGATCGTCCCCTTGCGCGTGAGCCGGGCGGCGGATGTGAACCGGATGTATTTCACGAGTTCGAGCACATCGGCGGCCTTTGCCGTGTTGGTTGAATGATGAGCGAACAGAAGCCAGCGAAACGAATCTGTATCTGCGGTACGGCACCGACCTGGCGCGATGCGCCGTTCGATGATCCGTCTATTGAGTTTTGGATGCTGAACGATATGCACCTGCTCAATCCGCCTCGGTCGGATCGGTGGTTCGATCTGCACCCGCTCGACAAGATGTTCTTCCGTGGCGCGGGCCAGAAGATCGCAGCGCACGATGTGCCGGCTGGATGCTTCCTGCGCCCGAAGGGCCATCTGGAGTGGTTGCGGAAGCAGCAGATCCCGGTCTACGTGCAGAATGCGGCGGCGCTCGGGTCGCCCAGTGCCCGCACGTTCCCGCGCGAGGAGATCGTGAAACGCTTCGGGCCGAACTTTGCGTCCTCGCCGGCCTGGATGGTGGCGTTGGCGATTCTGGAAGGGGCCACGGAGATCTACATCTACGGCATTCACTTGGCCACCGAGTGGGAGTACCTGAAGCAGAAGCCCAACCTGACGTTCCTGATGGGGATCGCGGCGGGGATGGGCGTGGTGCTGCATCTGCCGAAGGGCTGCCCGCTCTTGGCTGAGAAGCACCAGTACGGCTACGAGCCGGATCCTGATGTGCCGAAGGTGCAGGCGCAGCGCCGGGTGCAGCAGTTGGAGACGGAGCGGATCAACACGAAGCGATCTGCGCCGAAGCGCCGCTGGTGGCAGCGGGAGGATCCGAATCTGGCGTCTCGCCTGTCGTGGCTGGACGCGCAAATCATGGACGCCAAGCTTGGTGTCCAGTACATCGTCGCCGGGTCACCCCCGGCAGGACTGTAGGAACTTTGTATGCCTGACTTTGGTGACGGCTCCGGCCGCGACGACACGTTCGGCACCGTCGACCCGTACGCCCCCAGTGTGGCGAACGGCCAGATCACGCCCGCGCAGTGGGCGGAGTATCAGTCCAAGCGGAAGAAGGACGCGCTGCTCGGCATCCTCGGTGTGCTCGGGGGCACGACGGCCCTGGGCGCGGCGGGGATGGCGCTTGGTGGCGGGACAACGGCGGCGAGTGCGGCGCCGGAGTTCGGCTTCGGCGCGGCCAATACCGGGGCGTGGACGATGCCTCCGGCGGTCGGTGCTGGGACTGGTGCGGTCACGGCGGGGAGCGCCGCCAACACGATTCTCGACAAGACGAAGGACTTGGCGCCGAAGGCGGGCGGCTTGATCGGGGGCTTGGACTCCAAGGATCTGATGGGCCTGATCGCCGCGCTCACGGCCACGGTCGGGGCGGTGAAGTCCAATCCGCCGGCCACGGCGCCCACGTCTGCGACGACGGATCCCGCGATGGCGGAACTAGTGGCGTTGATGCAGGGCCGCTTGAAGAAGTCTGAACCGATGTTCGATTCGGTGCAGAAGATGGCCAACGGCTTGTTGCCGACGCAGTACCAGAACGGAGGGCGCGGCTAATGGCCACGGTTGATCTGATGGGCGGGGATGCCCAGCGCATCCGCAATCAGTACAAGACCTCGTTGCAGCGTGACGCCAGTGACGATGAGGTCACGGGTTGGCTGAGCGGCAGCTATGGCGGCGGCGGCGTGGATCAGTGGGCAAACCAGATCGCGCAGTCGGATGAGGCGCGGCAGCGCGGCACGTACAAGCCTGACAGCGGGAATCCGCCCCCGGCTGGCACGGTGGTTGGGGGGCAGAACCCGAACGAGAGTGGCCCGCAGACAGCGGAGACGCCGTACCAGAACACCGATTGGTGGAGTTCACAGGGCGTCCCCGTCACGGACATGTTCGACCTGAACACCGGGCAATTGAAGCCGGGATGGTCAGCGACAGGGAAGGGCTACGAGCGCACGACCAACACCAGCAACAGCCCGTGGGATGTGGACCCGAAAGGGAACTTCCAAAACTGGTTCCTGCAGAACGTCGGCAGCTTGGCGCCGTCCGGCAAGGCTCTGGAAAGCCTCGCCCCGTACCTGTCGAAGTTCGGCCTCAAGCTCGGGGGCCGCAACGCACAGGGCATGATCGACACGATCATCACCCCGGACGGTAAGGCGTGGGACGTGATCGAATCCGCCACGATGGACGGCGGCAAGCGCTGGCAGTGGATTCCTGCGGGTGGGTCAGGCCCGGGCGGTGTCGGTGGTGGGCCCCTCCCCACCAATCAGTATTCCGACGCCTACACGCAGTTGATGGAGATGCTGATCAAGTCGCGGATCGGCACCTTACAGCAGCCGGTGAACGACCCCAACCGCGCCGCCTACGAGCAGGCGCTGAAGTCGCGCGCAGATTCGCTGGCAATGGGGAACACCCAGCTCACGCAGTTGATGGACTACTTGCAGTCGCGGTTCACCGAACTGCAGGGACCAGGCTACACCGGGGCCGAGAACGAAGTCATCCGCACCGGCGCGTTGGACCCGATCGAGACGGACCGGACAGCGGCGAAGCAGCGCGTCTTGGAACGGCTGTCAGCCCGTGGCCTGACCCCGGACAGCGGTATTGCTCAGCAGGCCCTATTGGAAGTGGACAAGGCGTTCGACGGCATGCGCGGCACGGCCCAGACGACCCTGACCACGAACGACCTGAACCGGCGGGAAGATCGCCAACAGCGCGCCGCCACGATTGGTGGCCAGATGGTGGACATCAACGACGCGCGATCGCGTGAGCAGTTGGATGTCTTCCAGGCGCTGGAGATACTGTCCCAGACCATGCGTGACGAAGAAGAAGCCCGCAGCCGTGAGGCGATTGGGTATGCCGGGGGCCTCAATGATCTGAGCGCGCAGCGCTTGGAAATGGCCATGGCGGCGGCCGGCATGGGCGGCAACCCGTCCTCGCTGATGAGCGGCCTGCAGGGTATTGCGAGCATGAACCAGAGCGCGTCGGCGCTGAACCGCGCGAACTCGGGGAGCATGTGGAGTGGCCTGGGCTCCATCATGGCCATTCTGGCGGGGAGCCGATGAACGACCTGATCCAGAAGCTCGCCACGTTCGCGCCGGCCTTGGTCGCCCAGATCAAGGGTAACCCCGTCGCGCTCGAGGAGTTCACACGGGGCTACCAGGAAACGCTGGCGCAGCAGAACGAGCAGCGGCGGCGCGATCAGGCGATGACGATCGCGGAAGAGGATCGCACCTACGCACGTTCCCGGCAGGACTCACAGGACCAGATTGCCGCACAGGCCCGCGCGCGCCAGCAAACCGTACAGGGCCAGCAGGACGCCTTAGCCGGATTGGCGGTGCCTGGCCAGTTGGCCGAGCTCGGCGCGACGGGAGAAACATCGGACGACGCGAAGGCCCTGATCGAATCGGTCATGCCGCGCATCTTGGAAGGCTTCGGCCCGAACGCTCTGGCGTTTGGCCAGCCGGCCGTCGAGATGGCTACGCGCACGATCACCGGCCGTCAGAAGAAGGCGGTCGAAGCCTACGTGGACGCCGCGCTCAAGACCTCGTTCGTGGCGGACAACCCGGATCACGATCCCGAGCTCGCGCAGTTGCCGGAGCACATCGCCAAGATCGTCGGGAAGCCCTCGGCCAAGTTGAGCGAGTTGCAGACGTTCGCCCAGTTGCCGGTGGGGAAACCACAGGGCAAGACGCGGACGCCTCCGGCCGCTGGCTCGATGGAGGAATACTCCGATCCCGCGACGACGCCTGAGCGGAAGGCGCAGATCGAGAAGGACCGCAAGGCCTACATGCAGTCGGACGATCGCGCCCCACGGGTAACGGTCAACACCGGAGGCCCAGACAAGACGGCAGCGTTGAAGTTCCAAGACGACTACGCGCGCGACAGCAAGCCCTGGTTGTTGATTCGTGACGCCTACCAGCGGGTGCAAACGGCCGCACAGAAGCCCGATGCTGCGGGTGACCTGTCGATGATCTTCGCCTACATGAAGATGCTCGACCCCAACTCCGTTGTCCGGGAGCAGGAATTCGCCAACGCACAGAACGCCGCTGGTGTTCCGGATCGCATTCGCAACATCTACAACAAGGCGATGGAAGGCACCCGCCTGACCCCGGAGCAGCGGACGCAGTTCGTCGGACAGGCGAAGGGCTTGCTCGAAAACGCCAAGAACAACCAGGCGCAAGTCCGGCGCACCTATGGGAGCCGCGCGAAGCAGTGGGGCATCCCGGAATCGATGGTGTTGGACGAGGAAGATCCGCTGTTGGTTGGTGGCGGTGGTGCCATGCCGACCGGGGCGAAAGCGCCGGCCGCGCCTGGTGATCGTCGGACCATCAAGGGCCAACTGGCCGAGTGGGACGGCAAGGGCTGGAAGCCGGTTCAGTAATGCAGGCCACGCAGTATCTCTCCGTCGATCCGAACGAAGGAGAGCCGGTCGAACAGGCCGGTGGGTACCTCTCTGTCGATCCGATGGAGGGGGACGAGCCCAACTTCCGCGCGGACAACGCCGTGGACGAAGAAGGCAAGAACGTCGTGGTGGAAGGCGCAGCCTCGCGCTTCGGATCCAATCTCATCAAGAACATCCTGCCGTCCACCGTGCCGAGCGATTACGTTGAAGGCCCACTCTACGCCGCACAGCACCCCATGGATTCGATTGGGCTGGTGCTCCGTGCCTTATGGGACGCGCACGCGGGGCAGGCCGGCAAGACGGGTGAAGCAGCCAAGCGCGTGTTGAGTGAGCCGACACTGAGCGGGAAACTCGGCGCAACATCCGAAACGCTCGGGCATGGGCTGGCGACCGCGTTGCCGCTGATTGGCCCAGCCGCGGCCAATGCTGGCGAACAGATCGCCTCCGGTGACATTGCCGGCGGACTCGGTGCCGCGACAGGCATCCTGGCGCCGAGCGCCGTAGCTGCGTCCGGCCGTCTCACCGCGCCGTTGCGCGAGATGGCCGCGAACAAGTTGCACACGTCGGCCTTGGCTGGTGTAGAGAAAGCCATCAATCCCGCGCGTGACGCCGCGAAGGTGCAGACCAGACGCATCGCGCCAGAGATGCTGAAGCGCCGGGTCAAGGCTGGAGATCTCCAGAAGTTGGAAGACCTCGCGGCGGACAAGTCCACCGCGGCTGGCGCGAAGGTCGACCAAGCCCTGACGCCGCACAAGGCCGACACCGTCGACGTCATGGGGCTGGTGGACGAGCTCGAGAAGGCCAAGGCCACCTATACCGGCAAGACCACCACGGGCGGCACGGTCATCAACGACAAGCAGCGCGTCGGACAGATTCAGAAGCTGCAAGACACGCTGATGGAGTACGGCAACGACATCTCCGTTGAGTCCATGGTGCAACTGCGCCGGAACTGGGACGAGATCGTCAATGCTGGCAAAGGCTTCACCACGCCGAAGGCTGGCGTGAAAGCCGGCGCCGCGCGCGCGGGGCGTCAGGTGCTGCGCGATGAACTCGCCAAGACCGTCCCCGATCTCGACAAGGTGAACAAGGACTACAGCTTCTGGCAGACACTGGAAGACGTGACCCACGCGAGCAACCAGCGCAAGACCGGCCAGAAGGGCAATCTGGTCTCGACGGTGGCCGGCGGTGCCGGGGCCGTGGCCGCCGAACTCGCCATGCCAGGTGGCGGACTCGTGAAGGGTGGCCTGCAGGCGGCGATTGGCGCGAAGGTGTTTTCGTCCCTTCGCCGGTTCATCGACTCGCCGGGGTATCAACTCTGGTCCGCCGTGCAGAAGGAACGCTTGGCGGACGCGCTCATGGCGGGAGACGGCACGCGGGTGCAGGGGTTGATTCACCACGGCATGGTCACGGCTTCGCAGTCGAGCCGCGCGGCGGGACGGATGCAGAGTGGGCGGCCGGTGCCGAAAGCGGCCGAGAACGAGGCTACAGACCAGCCAGGGACACAGCGAGCGTCAAGACGAGGACGCCCGCGATGATGGCTAGTAGGCCGAGTAGGAAGTTGAAGTACGCCGCGCCAGCCTTAGCGGCGATCGAGGGTTTGCGGCGGGGAACGATACGCAGCACGCGCAAGTCAGTCAGTGTAGCACCATGACCGGCCCCAGCTCGCACCTGTCGTGGACCGAATTGGCCTGTAAAGACGGGACGCCGTACCCCGAACACTGGCGGGCCTCTCGTGCGATCCCGTTGGCGCATGAGTTCGAGCGCATCCGGGCCGCGGTGGGGAAACCCATTCCGATCCTGAGTGGCTACCGGACGCCGGCCTACAACGCGAGGATTCCAGGGGCGGCGAAAGCCAGCCAGCACGTGCAAGGGCGGGCGCTGGACTTGCGGCCCCCGAAGGGCATGACCGTCTCGGATCTCTTGCGTACGGTCTTGCTGGTGGCGAAGCGGCCGGATTCTCGGCTGCGCGGCGTGGGGGAATACGGGTGGGGGGTGCATATCGACATCCGCCCCGGAGATCGGTTGGTGCGCTGGTCAGGCGCGAAGCCTGTCCAAGTCGCACGGTGAGAGCCATGACACATTTGGCTGTCTATATCAGTAGCAGGAGTGGGGCCGCGCCCGTGGGTAAGACGAACGCGACCCCGAGTGACCACGGACACGACAGATGCCCGTGCCCACCGCTGGGATCTATCGGCTGGGGGCCATCGTGGCGATAGAGGCAGCCCCGATGGGCGACGATACGAGAGAACTGCTCAACGCACACCACGCGGCGATTCTCCGCGAACTGGACGGCCTCGGGCGTGACGTCCGCACCGACATTGCCCGCCTCCGTTCCGACTTGGCCGGCACTCGGGATCGGCAAGACGAACACAACGCCGAAGACCATCAACGCTTCGGCAGCATCGACAAAAACATCAGCGTCTTGACCTGGGCCTATGGCTTAGGCGTCATCATCATTGGGGCCCTCCTCGCCAAGATGGGTTGGGGGTCGTGAGCCATGGAACCCTTCCGCTCGCTGGGGGCCATGCTGATCACGGCCCCGTCCGACACGGAGCGGCTGTATGAGATCGCCGTACGCGTGGCGCGTGCGGAGATGCGGCCCTTACCAGGCCATGCGCTGTTCCCGTGGATCACGGTGCGGGCGAATATCGAAACGGGTGACGTGCGGTTAGCCGCCGTGATCAAAGTGAAACGAGCCGACCCATGATGAAGATACTCGCGCTGGTGCTGCTGTTCGCGGTACCGGCCTCCGCACAGACCGCGCAAGACACCATTGGCGCATTCGTGGACTTCTACGGCGCGGAGCTGACGCGGACGGGCTTCGTGCCGGACGCCAGTTCCACCCGAGAGACGCGCATCCTGTTTCTGCAGGAGACGGTGAAGCGGTACTGCTCACCACTCTTGTCGATGAAGCGGGCCGATCCCGGGCGGCCGATCTCCGATGAAGTTGTTGTCTTCCTGAAGACCGGCCCGGAGTATCGGACGTTCGCAGACTT